TTTGGCTTAGACTTCAATCCATTTCCTGCAAGTACGCCAGCAAGAGAACCAGTAAGAAACACGCACAAGGTACTAACAAGGTCAATAAATGCAGCATCGTTTGGTGCCTGTTCTCCCAGTGGTTGTGTGATAAATAGCAATGCATAGAGCAGCGCAAATACAGAGCCAGCAAATACAATGGCTAAGATAATTCCAATAGTTACAATTAACCTTGCATGTAATTCTTCTGGGCTTAGTTTATTTCTTTGGTTCATCAGTTACTCCAGGCAAAATATCTTTAGTACAAGTACCAGTTGGAATACATTGAGGTGGGTTGCACTCAGGCTTTTCCCAATTTTCAAACTCTTGACATGGGTATCTAACCCAGCCTTGGTAACCGCAACCGCTAAGAGTTATTGCGAGAAAGAAGGATGCGATATATTTCTTCAACTTGTCGCTCCAATCTATCAACGGAATCTCTTAGACTTGAGCCAGAATTGGGCTTAAGTTCTACAAGATAATGCTTGACTAACCATCTAACAGAGCCTGTAAATGCAGACACTACTGCGATGATAGATACGATTAGTCCAGCCCAATTTGCAGCAGTCATTACATGGTTCTCCTTATACGACAGTACGGGCAATGAGTGTGATGATTCCACCAAAGCCTGTGTAGTTACGGTTAGCAGGGGTAGAGCGAGTAAAGGTAACTTGGTCAATGATGACTTCGGTTGGCTCTCCACCTTGATTAAAGTCTTGAAGAATAACTGTTTGCCCGTTGGCTTCAATAGTTTCTAGTGCGTTTAAACGCTCTCTTGAGTAGCCTTCGTAGCCAATGATGTTGCCTGTCTTGTCTGTTTCTTTGTCATAACAGAACAAAGGAATCTGTAACACACGAGCACGAGTGGGTGTTGGCAAAGCCTTAACAGCAATACCTACCACTACTGGACCAGTGGTTGCGCTAGTAGAGTTACGAGTAAGAGTAAGTTTAAACGATGCATCTGGTCCTGCTGCTTGGTAAGCATCACCTAAATCAATATCAGCAGTAGTGGTATTGCCTTCATAAAGAGTAGTGATAACAGTGTCTGTTGTTGGACCAATCTTAAAGATTTCAATATCACCACCTGCTATGTCATTGGTGGTACGAACACGAATACGCTTCCATGCTTTGTTTTCCATGGTGTCATAACGAATACGGGCAGTGCGGATTTGTCCAGATTCAACCAACTCGGTTGGATGTTGTAGCCAGACACCTGAACCATTGATTGCAAAAGCAACTTGGTTATCAGCACCTAAAATACGAACGGCATTTACTGTACCGAAGATACCGTCTGCATAGGCATCCGTTGCACGAGCATACACACCACTAGAAATAGGTTGAGCATAGCCAATAAGGGTCAATGGCTGACCAAGGTTAATGCGTGTAGTACCTGAGTTAGTATTTACTTGGTTAGTATTGCCAGCCCAGATATAAGAGTCACGCCCTTCAAAGTCATAGACACCGTTCTCATTGTGAAATACCAATGGTCCGTATGTCAGGTCACCGTTTTGGTCTAAGGTTGCAATGCGAGCGCCCTTGTTTGTGCCAAGCATAAGAAAGGTGCCAAGGTATGTATACAAAGATAAAACAGTTTCGCCTCGTGGCATGGTGGCAGCAGTAATAAGAGTGCCTAGGTTGGCAGTATTATCTACTTGTAATTTAAAGATAACAGAGTGGTCGCCAGCGTAGCCACCAAAATAGATAGCGTTAGTTCCTTCGGTAATGCCTGCCCATTGCCACAATGCAGGCATTAAAGTTGACCCGTTAATAAGGTCGCCTTGGGAAGCGCTCATCCCTGGTTTAATTTGAACAACAGGCGCACCACCATGGGATGCAAATGTAAGTTCATAGGCTGAGAAAGTTCCATCAGTAAATCCAAACGCAGCAATAACACGATTCTTGGCATACTTAAGAACTACATTTGATGCCGTTAAACCATCATAACCATAATGTTTATGGGTGGTTCCATCAGATAGTTGAACATCGTAAATGCCAGCAGTTGTAGCAACATACATGTATGTGCCATCAGATGTGGTAGCAAGGATAGTTTCATTAGTAAATGATGAGAAGTTAACCAAAGGTGTAGATGAGCCAGAACTTGTAATCTTATACATTGCTGTAGTTTGTGAGGTGCGTGGTGCCATATCGGTTGCTACAAGGAAGGCAACGCCTGCACTGCTGGCACCCGTATCTATCTTGCACTTGCCAGTAAAAGCCTGAACAAGGCTACTTCTTTTAATTAGGCTTATCTCACCTGGAGTCCATACATCTATGCCATAGGAATCACGGAAGCGGAAGCGAACTTCGTTCTCATTACCTTCCATTGGCTCAGCAAATAGAACACCCTCACCATAGTGCCATGATGATTGTGCACGAGTCCAGTAGCCTGAGCCACCAAGGGTATGCTCGCCTGGGTCACGCATCTGGTCTACACGCTGAACACGAAACTCTGCAGTCTGTCGGCGGTAAGGGGTACTGTCTGTTACTGCCATAATAAATGGCAAGCCACCAATAGCCATGTCAAAAGCGTTACCGTTTAAATCATAGTATGTAGAAAGGCGACCAGATAAATCAATTATCGTGCGCTCGGAAATATCGGGGGAACGACTAGCCACTGTTTCTCCTTATTGTTTAAACGGAATTAAAAAACGATTGTTGCTGCTTCTTCTTCTGTAAGCGGTGTGCCTGCTACCAACTTAGCCTTAGCAGATTCTTTGAGAACAGCAAATGCTGCTGCTGCATCTTCTCTGGCTTGCTTTTCTGCTGCTGCTTGAGCAGCCATTTCTTCTCTTACAGCAACTTCTTCTGCTGTTAAAAATCTTTCTGTAATCTCGCCAGTTTCACAGTTGTGGATTATTTCTTTTAGTTGTGTCATTATTTCTCCTTATGAGTTTTTGATTCCGTATAATGAAAATTGTGAGTTTGGTTCTATATTTGCTGAGTTTAATGTAAATGTTAAACTAGTAATAGTTGCTGTGTTATTCCAGTTATGTGACATTGGAACAAGAGAGAAGTCGCTGGTAGATGTTAAGTTAGGGCGAGTGCTATCTGTCCATATTGATTTTTGGGTTGCAGTAGCATAGTTAGTGACATACATAGCACCAGCATTAAAAAGATTGCTTTGAAAATACTGCACTACGCAACTATTAGTAACATTTCCACCATAGGTTTCTGGAGAACCAGTTGTTCGATTAACATCAAAAATAGAACGATAGTTATAGCCAGATGTAACACTGTTAAAAGTGATACTACCATCACAACCATTTGAAGCCTTTACTGACCATATAAGTTTCAAGTCTGTATATGTTCCAGGTATAGTGTTAAATGTATATGCAGCAGTAGCACTTGGTATGGTTGTGCTGGCAATAAGTGTATAAGTTGCTGGCATAATTAACCTCTCTTAATTCCGTATAAAGTAAATTGTGTTCCAGTTTGAAAGTTAGCAGAAAAAAGACCAAGTTTTATAGAAGTTATAGGCGCAGTTCCTGTCCAAGAACCAGTGCATGCATTTGCTTCAATATCTGCTTGTCCATAAGTTGAAGCACATGTTTTTGGATAAGATGATTGAGAGTATTGGTTTATATGCAATACTAAAATAGCAGCCTTTGTGGAACTTTCACCAGAATATGTCGAGCCTACTGGTATTTTGTCTCGGCTGGTGCTAACCCCACTTACTGTAGGAATACCATAACCATTTGGTGCTGTTATGTTAGCGTAAGCATAGTTGTTTGCAGTATCGCCATTAAATTGCATTTCAATGGTCTGACCAGAACTACAAGTGCTATTTGCAACAATAAGAACTAAATCATCATAAGTTCCAGGAATACTTGTAAAGGTATAAGAGTTAGCAGCACTTGGAAATATGTAAGTTGCAATAGGAAAGTAAGCATCTGCTTCGGTTGTTGTGCCTGTTGGCGAAATTGTTATTGGCATTATTACCCCTTAATTCCATATAGTGCAAAGACAGAGCCAGTTATGAAAGGATTTCCGTCACTTACCGTTAATCTAATTGTGTTGACAGCAGATGTGTTATCCCACGCAGTTCCAACATAAAAAATACAACTCTCGGTCTGGCTAGAACTTCCGCTTAAAGATTGATAAGACTTAACTTTAGCGGTAGATGCATAATCTGGAATTGTTATTACTGTTGTGTTCCAGCCATTACTTCTAGTAGAACCAATGCCTGCATTATCTACAATAGATTGAACAAACGCCGTTCCATCTCCACCAAAAGAATAGTATGCGTAGTTTCCATTTGTAAAATCTCCGTTCAAATGCATAAGCAAAGCATCATTTCCGCCTGCAGATTTTCTTTGAAAGAGTCGAATCTCTAAATGTTTATAGGTTGCAGGTATGCTTGAAAATGTTACTGATGTTTGATTTGATGCAAGTTTTACAGAACCTAAAGATACATAGGATGTTGAGATGCTCGGTGCAACTAATGAACCAAACCCATAACCTTTAGCAGATTGCGTTGTAAGCAACGGCATGACTACCCCCTATTAAGCGAATCTTGTTTGTGATGCAAGGACTGTATAAGTAGCAGATGCTGTCTTAATAATTGTAAACACATAGGCATCAATAGATGATGCATTACCAGTAGTAGGCGCAGTTCCACCCTGCCACTTTGGTGTAACGGTTGTTCCGTCAATCTGAATAGTGTTTGGATAGTAAGCAGTTGCCCCATTGGTGTTTAGCCATACCAAGGTAATCGTGTCACCTACTGGCAGTGATGTGTTAAGAGCCACGCTACTGCTGTATCTAAAGTTAAGAGTGTGGTTGGCTGATGCGTTAGTTGTGTAATACCAGATAGATGCTGTAGCAACTTCAAAGTTAATAGTTCCAGTTGCAGCAGAAGCCACAACATTTATATCTTCTTCTAGTCCTCTTGTGGTTGCATCAGCAAGGCTTCCACCCTGTGCTCTAGCAAGTGGGAAACCACCTGCAGTTGCACCATCGTGGACTACTACTGTGTCCTTATCTGTGTCTACTGTAAGTTCTCCTAGTAGACCTGTAAAGGATGCGTGTGCAGCGGTTGTTCCTCTACGGCGTTGAAATGCAAATGACATTATACGGTTCCCCAATCTGAGAGGTTAGTCCATGAAGCGGTTGTTCCATTGTTTGATAAGAAATACCCACTGACACCTGCGGTGACGGCGGGAACAGCACTTGCTGCAGCGGTTGCACTTGCAGCAGCAGATGCAGCGGATGTAGCAGCAGCAGTAGCAGATGCTGCTGCTGATGTTGCAGATGTTGCAGCAGCAGTTTGACTTGCTGCAGCAGAAGTAGCGCTAGTAGCAGCGCTGGTTGCACTTGTTGTGGCAGAGGTAGCAGCAGCCTGCGCCTCAGCGGTAACGGTTGCAATGTTGATATATGTTGTTGATGTTGTATCTGCGCTTGTAATTTCACCCATGTCACGGACAAGACCAGAACCTGTTTGTCCAGTAATTGATACAAGAGAAGCAGCAGCACTTGATGCGCTAGTTGCTGCAGAGGTAGCAGATGTAGCAGAACTTGAAGCAGAGATAGCAGCCTGAGCAGATGAAGCAGAAGCATTAGATGCAGAAGTTGCTGCACTTGTAGCACTTCCAGAAGCAGCAGATGCACTAGCAGCAGCGCTTGTGGCGCTTGTAGCAGCAGCCGTTGCACTGGCTGCAGCAGAAGTTGCAGAGGTTGCTGCGTTAGTAGCAGCGGTTACACCAGTGGCTGCAGATGAGGCTGCAGTTGATGCAGAAGCAGATGCGCTTGTAGCGCTAGTAGCAGCAGCGGTAGCCGATGCAGCAGCACTTGTGGCTGATGTTGCTGCAGCGGATGCGCTTGCAGCAGCAGCAGAAGTAGATGCAGCAGCACTAGCAGCAGAAGTTGCTGCTGCTGTTGCACTTGCTGCAGCGCTGGTTGCCGAGGTAGCAGCAGCAGTTGCACTTGTAGCAGCCGATGTTGCACTTGTGGCTGCTGCAGTAGCGCTAGTCGCAGCACTTGCTGCGCTTGTTGCTGCTGCGGTAGCAGAGGCTTGGTTGGTAGTAATCAGTGCATCTACATAAGACTTAGGCGCAGCCGATGATGATGACATACCAGCAGATGAAAGACCAGTAATAACTGGGCTGCCTGAAATGGTAGGGCTAGTAATTGTAGGGCTGGCAATAGTGGCTGCAGATGCAGTTACTGTTCCAGTAAGAGTAGCGCCATTGATTGTAGGCGTTGTAAGAGTTTTGCGAGTAAGAGTTACTAATTGGTCTGCACCAACTACTGAACCATCGCCTGCTACAAGTCCGTGAACATGTGTTTGTGAAGCGTTAGAAAGAATACCTGAATCAATGTCATAGCCACGGGCTGCAATGTGAGTCTGTTCTTCTTTAAAGTCACGACCAGATACGCCATGGCGTACAGATGTACCAGCGGTGTGAGAAACCGCAAGAGTTTGGTCTTGACCTCGGACAATTTGAAGCGTTGTTCCAACTACAGATATACAGGTAACAACTTCTTCTTTGTTTGTATCTGGTGCAAGGATGAGCGTAAATGGAACAGCAGGGTAACCGCTAACAGATACAACAGAAACGCTTGTAGTTGTGTCGCCAGTTGCTGCTGATGAAATAGAGTTAACGAGTGTTGTTTCAATCGCTGTGGCGGAAAAGTTCCGCTTGAGTGCGCCTGGGTCGCCTGCTGCCATGGTGGGGTTACCTTATCTCTGATAGTGTGAACGAATAGGGAACTGACGGCGTTGGTTCTCCGCCACTTCCTTAAGACGAGTGTTGTAAACATTGAACAAGAAGCGTGCTGCGTTCTCACCACTTCGTGCTCCACGCTGGTTATCAAGCACATCTGCTTCTGCAGATAGCGCACCAAGGCGTGAAGGGTCTAGGAAAGAAATCATACGGAAGGCTGCGCCATAGATAACTACATCTTCTGAGTAGTCAGGCATGCCAGTTACCGTTGAGTATTCTTGTGTAACTGATGGTAATTGTGTGATGTCAAAAAGTGTTGGGCGCTTTGAGTAAGCCACATTGACAATACGCCCTGGAACTACTGATGAGTAAATACCAAGGGTATGTCCAAAGGCACCGTTAGTGCCATACTGTGCTGGGTTTGCTGTTCTATCTAATTGCCATGCACGCACTGGTAGCCACTCTTGAGATGGACCAATGACATGGTGAGTTACGGACAAGATGTTTTGAATTACATCTGGAACATCGTAAGTTGTACGAGCAGCAATAAACGGGAACTGGTATTGACCAATGGCAAATATATCTGGATACATTGCATTGAGTGTGTCGTTAATAGCACGCTTGATTTCAAAACGAGGAAACAGTGGGGATACCATTACCTTAGATGAGTTGTCATGCGTTGTTGCTATTGTGCCACGCTGCCCACGACCCCATGGTGCAAGGGTAAGGGTATTGTCAATGTTATTTGTAGTATTAACATACATAATCTCATCGCCAATTTGGATGAAGCCACGGCTTACAACATTAGAATCATAAACAGAAATAGTAGTCTGAGTGGTAGTTGTTATAGCACCAGTCAACCATGTGGTTGATTCCATGTTTAAACTGTAGCCGTGAAGAAGTGTATCTACACGGTCAGTAAGTTGTTCAAGTGTGCTCACAGGTCAATGCTCCTCAATGCTGATACTGCCGACTTGTTTGTTGTGCCAGCAAGTTCATTGCATACTGCGTTTAAACCTTTAAAGTTATCTGGTTGGCGAGATGAACTAGCCTTGTAGTTCAGCGCTCCTAATAAATCTTTACCAGTAGTTCCAGCCCATTTATTGGCAGCACCTGGTGCATCTAAGAAAACAGTTCGGTTTGGATAAGTGCCTTCATTGGCAAGTCTATTTAACTCAGCAACGAGTGTTGAACCGTCATAACCTGTAGCCATAATTACTTGCCTTTCTTTTGTGCTGCTCTCATGTTGTCCACAAGATTGGGATACTTTCTGCCAGCCTTTTTAGCAGCAGCCTTTGCTGATGCTTTAGCAGCGGGTGATAGCGGTGTTGATTTTTTCTTAGGGTTTGGTTTATCCCATACTTCCTTTTTAGCCATTACCATTTCACCTTATCTGCCCAATATGCAGCACTCATTTTGCCTTTGGCAATGTTGCTTGCATGGCGAGCCTTGAACGATTTTTGTCTTGCTGTTGGAGATTTGTCTCCACTAACACCCTGTTGACCAAAGCGAATAGTTTTGACCTTATCGCCTTCCTTAGCCACAACTACATGTGACTTTGTTGGATGACTTGGTGTGCGCTTAGGCTTGTTAAAGCCTGACACTCCTGCTCGCTTTAGCCTTGGGTCTGACATTTATTTTCCTTTAACCTTCTTAAGATTTGGATTCTTCTTCTTTGCTGCTGCACTTGCATTGCGTGCACCTGCAGCCAGAATTGCACCCGCATTTTTCATCGGGATACCTTGTTTCTTGGCTATTGATTTCTGGGCTGCTTGGAACCCCATGCCTTTCGGCATTACTTTTCACCAAGAGTAGTTGGATTATTGACCGCAGGGGCAGGGATGCCGTACGGGTTAATAGTTCCAAAGTTGTCATCTGCGTTGACGGTTTTAGTCCCGCAGCCACATGATACGCACATAATTACATCGCCTTCTTCTTGAGCATTGACATGCCCTTCTTAAGTTCTTTAGCCTTTGCAGACTTTGATTCAACCTTTTCAGCCATTGCATAAGCCTTCTTCTTCATGGCTGGTGATACTGCTTTCTTCTTCATTGCTGGCATGTTGTTCCCCTTTTGAGTGATTACTTTGACATCCCCACCAACACCTATGCAGTAGTCAGCGGAAATCTTGATTGCTCTACGAGCAGCAAACTCTGCTGCCTTCATTGAGTTCTTACTAAAGCCAGTGGCTAATGCACCTAGTGCTAACTGCCCACCACTGCCTACTGCGTAGAGTCCACGGTCATCTCGTGACCACATGTACTCCTCGTCAATTTCATAGATAACACCGTTTAAACACATAAGTGCATCAAACCCAGCGTTGGGGTCTTTGATTGCATCTGGCTCGTAGCCATGTTCTTTCATTGCTTCTCGTAGAGATGGAAGCACTTTAACTTGCATAAAAGCATCCAGTGGCATCGTCTTAATAAGTTTAGGTGGAGTCCATAGAAACTCTGCTATGTTGCCAGCAACGGCATCTCCTGCAAAGGCGAACACATAATCACCCTTGCGTACTGCCTTATCCATACCCTTGGCGTAGTAGGGTTTGTCATCATAGGTAGTCATGGAATCTGCTGCTATTACTGCCCAGCCTTTTCCCTGAATACCTACGATGGCAGTCATGTTTACCCCTTAAAACTATTGGTGTTTGCATCGTAGGCTTTGCCTACTTTGTTTGAATCATCTATTGCTTTTTGTACTTGCCTAGTGGAAGTTCCTGCTGGCTGGATTCCTTGACTGCGAGCAGACCTGTAAAGGTCTAACTCCTTATCCCATTTTTTTTGGGACATACCTTTATTGCTTGCAGCATCTCCTGGGGATAGTTGGAGAGTACGAGCCTTACACCCAAAGCATAAACAAAACTCTGAATCAATGTGGTCTGGGTTAGGGGTAACTACACCCATGTCTGACCATGGTTCTGGTGAGGTCGCATTGCACTCTGTGCAGCCAAACAACTCAACCTTAAAAATCATTTGTCCGTCTACTAAATCGTATCCGTCTTTTACTACTTTACTCTTGTGCCCTTGAACTGAGCAATCATACTTCTGTAATGTATTCCCCATAGTTGCCCCCGATGCTTGGGTTTGTTAGACGATTCTTAGTTGCTTCGTCAATAATATATCTGTGTCCACCTAAGTAGACTTCTGTTGCTGTAGCAATCTCAGTTTGTGCGGGGTAGCGATAAGAGGAATACATACCATTTATCATCATTACTGTTACGCCACGAGCAATAGAATAACGCTCAAGGAGTCGGTGCCAGCCCATAGGTGTTTCTTCAACACTGGGTGTTACAAATAAATACTCTGCCACTGTTTCTCCTTTATTGGTGTAGAGAGAGGGCGGGCACATGCACCGCCCCCTCAACTACAATTACTTTATCCAGCGATTGAAGAACCTGTCTCAATGCGGAAAAGTGCTGCCTGACGGTAAAGGCTAAAGCCAAGTACGCCGTACCAACCGATTGGTCGGAAGCGGAGCAACTTGTCTGTAACTGGTCCGATGACAACATTTGGCTCCTGTGCAACTGCCTCAGCAAGTGCTTGCTTACCACAGATAATTGTGCGGTAGACAGGTGTTTCTGGAGTTACTGTTACAACTGTTGTCGCTGTAACTGCTGCAGTGTGTGCAAGGTTTACAGTGATTGTTGTTGTTGAACCTACTGTTGTAAGTGCTGTAATTAGAGCACCTGATGCAATACCTGTACCTGAAATCTTATCTCCTGCTTCTGCAGAAGTAGCGATTACAGATGAAGAAGCAACACCAAGTGTAAATCCACCTGATGCGCCAGCAACAGTTACTGCTGTTGTAGCAAGTGCTGTCTGGTCTGCACCATCTGCAGCACGGTACATACGAGGTGTCTCAACAAAGAAAGCGCCTTCGTAGGTTCCGATTGAGCCAGCCCAGAAGTTTCCTGTGCCTGTCTCTGCGTACTTGTGCATGTCGTTCCATCCACCAACACCTGTTTCAGCACGAAGGTCGTGTGAAACTTCTGGGTGGATACCTGTCCAGTAAAGTGAACCTTCACGAGGAACAGCCTTGTTTGAACGAAGTTTTGCAACAGCACGGCGGATATTAGCAGCAGTAATTGTATCTGATGCTGTGATTGTTGCTGTTGATGTGCGTGAGCCACCGTAGATAACATTTGTGCCTTGACGGAGAGTATCCATTGCAAGACGGTCTAGTGAGTCAGCCATGTTGTAAGCGATGATGTCTGCTACTGCAGGGTCAACATCTGATAGTGAGAATAGTTGCAACTTGCGTGTTACAAGAGATGCGTTTCCGTATTCCTGTAGTGTTACTGCAACTGTTGTTACATCTGATAGTGCGATTGCATCTGGGTCAGTTGTTTCTGATAGTGATGCGGTTGCTGGTGCCAAGTCGTTGTAAATTGAGAATACAACACTTGAACCTGGCATTGCCTGTTGAGCAGGGCGCTTGTCGGCTACTGAACGAATCAGTGGCTGTGAACGAAGCGCAAACTCTACATAGCGGTCATACGCTTGCTTGACTAAGCCAGCGAGTGCTGACGAATCTGTGTATGCCATGTGGGTTCACCTCCTGGTGATTGGTAGTTTGAGTTATTGAACTGAAACACCGAGTATTGCGCTGAGTTCTGCAGCACTTGTAGCGTTAAGAATCTTTGCCATTGCATCTTCATCTACTCCTGGAGGAGTACCTGTTGATACAACATCGTTGATTCTCTTTTGTGCTTGTAGTGCTGGGTTGTTCGATGCCTGGCTCTCGCCTTCTTTGGCATCTTGGTTAACACCGAATACATCGCCATATTCATTAAGCCAGTTATTAACTGCTTCTTCCGAAGCCTCTAAGTCCTGGGGTATGAACGCTGCGACCTTTGGGTTAATACCCTTTGCAGTCAACACATCCTTTACGGTGCGTTGACGAGTCTGATTCTTTAGAGTTGTTGCTTCTACTTCGAGTTCTTTCAAACGCTTTTCTAGCGTTTTGTTTACTCTGCGTAATTGCTTGACAACATCTTGAGGTTCAAAGTCCTCATCGAAATCGTCATCGTCATAATTGGTAGCCATCTACCTATCTCCCTTGTTAGTTGTTGTATTCGCAATCCACAACATGGTTCGGGGAAACCATGCTGGCTATCGCTCCTAGTCTTGTACGCCCCCCTGGGCTAGTCGGTCAGGGTGGGGATTCTTATATGTTGGAACCAGTGCGAAGTGAGGCTGCGCTCAATCCGCTTGAGCCACCGAAGCGTGCTTGCTCTCGCTGTGCTCGTTTTTCTGATGCAAGTATTGCTTGCTGGTCACCTTCTATTGTAGCAGCCAATGCTTCTCTATCTGAGTATTGACCCTTTTCAAGGTAAGAAAGTCGTGACTGTGTTGCAGCAAGTTGTGCTGCTCGACCAAAGGCTTTAGTCATATCTGTCTGGCTAAGTTTTGCATAGGAATCCTTAACACCAAGTGCTTCTGCTTCTGACATGCCAAACTCATTAAAGCCGTATGTCTTACCAATACCTGCAATCTCAGCAGCCTTGGCAGATTTCTCAAGCAATGGCAACGCAGCATCTGCGTTAAGGAAGTAAGCAGTAATGCCACCCTCGCCCACTTTATAGAAGTCCATAAGTGACTGGCGAACATTTGGGTCAGCAGCACGGGCTAAGTCTTGAGCCATCTGTGCTCTGTCTTGTACCTCTTTTGGAGATACTTCGTTACCAATAATCTTTCCAAGAGTTGCACGGTCATCATAAAAACCTTTAGGTAGGTCAAAGAACTTAAGAGTTTGAACTATCTGATTTTCAAGTCCGATATATGTCTTTTCATCAATAGTACGGTTCTTCTTACGAAGTGAGTCCATGCCAGGAAAGCGTAGTTTGTACGCTGGCTGGTCATAAATCTCAATAAGAGTCTGTGCCTCAGATACATCGTTGATAATGTTGTTAGTAATAAACTCAGCAAACTTAGGGTCCTCAATACCCTGAGCCTTGAACAAGTTAATCAACTTGTCAGATGCTTTCATCTTTACTGCAAAGGCATTATCTGCTGCAACCTTAGTTGCTGTTGCTTCGCCTTCTTTAAAAGCCTTATCAATGTCAGCCTGAGTAAATCCACCAGAGAATCCTGTAGCGCCTCCTGGCATAGCACCAGTGGCTCCTCCGCCATCTACCTGACCAGGTGCTACTCCTGTTGGACCAGTGTATGTAAACGGTGGCACGACAGGTGGGACTACGGGTGGTACCACTGGAGGTACGACTGGAGGTACTACAGGCGGTTCTGGCTCAACTGGTATAACAGGTGGTACAACTACGGGTGGCACAGTAACTACTGGAGGAACAAAAGGTTTTTCAACTTTAGCAGTTGCGCTGATACCTGTTGATGGAGCAATGTTAACCAGTGTGTTGCTAAAAATTAAATTGCCACCCTTGTATTTAGGGTCCTCTTTAAACTTTGGATTTAACGCATAAAGTTCTTTAAGTGTTAAATCATTGGCTTTAGCAATAGCGCTAAGGGTGTCACCTTTTTCAACTCTAACGGCTGTATCAGGTCTTGCTTTATCTGGTACTGCCATTATGACACCATCCCAAACTTAGTCAACATTGCTTTGCCGTAATTCATGTAAGTCTCATCAGCATTTTTTGTGTATTGCCAACGCTCATCTGCTTTAATCATTTTGGCTGCTTCCCATAATGGTCGAGCAATAATCTTGCTTGGGTCCTTAGGGTCAACAGACTGAAAAATCTTTCCGTCTTTAAACAGTGGGTCATCCCATTTAATAGTGTCTGGGTCAACCTCTAGTAGGTCTGCAGCCTTCTGACGGTAGTTAGATGTCAAGTCCCAAAGGGTTACACCTGCGTTAATTTGGTCTGCAAAGACTCCATACTTAGTAGCAGTGTTCTTGCGAATCTCTGCTTTAATGTCATCAACAGTGGAGCGAACACGAACACCGTTCTTGTCTGTAAAACCCATAAGGCGCTGTGTAAAGTTTGTTCTATCACCAGCAGTAAGTTCCATGCCCATGGTCCGTGCCCAATCAGCAACATCCTGAGTCTGTGCTGAGTAAAGCCCACCCTTAATTCGCTTAACAATTTCAGGGTTGCTTGTGATAACGCCTTCAAGTTGCGATGGTGTCCAGTTATGAAGATATGCGTTTTCGCCCAAGGCTGATAGGTACTGAGAAATACCTGGGTCAGTGGCATCTAAGCCAAGGTCTGTAGCAGTCTTTGAGACTATCTGACGGTATTCGTTAACGCCTTCACGGTAGTTATTTTCTCCGCCTTTAATACGGTCAAGAAGTTTTTGAGCCACTGTTGGTCCGTTTAAACGGTACCACTCAGTGTCGTTAATCATTGTTGCAATAGTTGCAGCATCATATTTAAATGAGCCGTCAGGGTTACGAACTTTCTGATAGACAGCGTTAAGTTCAGGAATAGTTTGAAGCGCAGTAATAATCCAGGTTGCCATAGGAGGCGCTTCTGTTTCTACAAGACCAGCCTTATACTTTTTGCCACCGTATTCGCCAGTAAATGGCTTGCCGTTTGAGTAAAGAATACCGCCGATTGATTCCATTGCCATTACGATTTAAGTCCTAACGCTTTGACCAGAGCGTTGCCAAACACATCTGCTGTTTGGAACTCTGCGTATCGTGGGTCTTGCTTTGCATAAGCCTCGACATCAGCAAGCACATCTGTTGGTCCATAACCTGGTGTTGTTTTAACTCTAGTTGTATTACCAGTAGTTGTGCGTACTGTCTTGGTTGGATTCTTTGCTTCTTTCTTGCGAACAATAGAAAGAATCTCTTTATACATTTTGTCATCAACTGTAGCCAAGCCAAGTGATTGAGCAAGTTGTCGCTTTGCGGTAGTTCTAATATCAGCCTCAGCCATAGGACTTACATCAATAGTGGTGCTAGTCTGGCTACCGCTACCTGTTAATCCTTTTTGAATATCAAGGAGTTGCCATGGGCTAACCTTGTTACCAGCACGAGAGTAGTCTAGTGACAACTGACCATATTGATTCCATGCTGTTTTAACCTGAGTCAAATCTGCAGTTGGAGAAAGAACTCCAGCGGAAACAAACTTTTGCTTAGCAGCAGCAATGCCTGCTAGGTCTACTGGAAAACTTTTGTTCCAATCAGCAAGACCAACAATCTCTGGCTTAGAAATTGCAAGGGTTCCACCAAACTTACGGCGAGGAACTAAAGTTTCTGTTTCTTTTCCAGTAAATACACCAATACCGTTTAAACCTTGCAGTGGGTTTACATAACCTCTTGCTGCCATAAAGTTTCCGATGTTGTTGGCACCTAGTCCAAGTTGTTGGGCTGTATTCCCTTGTAAAAATTGTGTGACATCTATACCTTGAGCATCAGCATTAGCAAGGGCTTGAGCAAATGAATCTTGAGCCTGGAGTTCAGCAGCAGATGCATTAACATCTATTTCTGCACCCTGTCGGTTCATTAACATTGAACCTGCTTGACCTACCGCAAGAACACCGCCGCCAATAACAGCCTTTTTCTTAAGGCTCATTTTGCTTTTCTTGGCTGCTTCTTCTGCTGCTTTGGCTGGAGTTTTTTTAGCAAGCACAGACTTAACTAATTCGACACCAGCCTTGCCACCTTTAACGCCAAGTTTAACTACATCTTTTGGCGTAATAACTGTGCCAGCCAAAACCTTTGGTGGTTGTTTAACACGGTTTTTATATGTTGTAACGGTATCATTATCTTCTACAAAACCAATGGCAACAGAAAGGTCCATGCCCTCAATACCTGGGAACGCTGCTTTTACTAACGCTTCTTTTTCTTTATTAGTCATAGTCCTATCCCAATGTTACTGGGTCGTTTTGAAGAAAGCGGTTATAGAAACTGCTGAACTCTAACGACTCCTGCTTAAGTGTTGCAATGGTTTGATTCCACAAACCTTCAAGGTCTGAGTTATCTTCTGCTGTTAATGTACCACTTGCACCGCTTGCCTTACGGCTTGCAAGTTCTCTAGCGATTTGTTTGCGGGTTACATAGTAAGTAGCAAGTGCTCCAACTACTGGTTGGTTACCGTTATCTTGCATCCATTGTGGGTCACGAAGAATTGTCTCAATAGACTGCATACGGTAAATCCATTTACCCTTGTCAACGCTGTAGAAGTCAGCAGCCCAGTCTTTATTTGTTGCTGCTAATTGCTGTGTAAATGCTTGCTTGGCAAGATTAAGTTCTTCGGCACCGCGCTCTGAATATGCTGTGTAACCTTGGGCAAATAGTTGCTGGTCAAGATAATCCATAGCCTTGCGGTAATCAATCCAACCCATCTTTTTCTGAGCATCTTGCTTAAGAAGTGCTGGATTACGCTGACCACGGAAGTTTTCTGTTGAGCCAGGAACTGGAGAGTTACGCATCTGCCATTGGTATGCTGCTTGGCTAAAGTCATACTTGCCATCTGGGTCATTGACTAGGAAGCCAATCATCTCAGGTGTAGTAGTACCAATCTTTGAAATTAGACCGTTGTACTTCTTAAGGTTAGCAACGGCAGCCTGTGTAGCATCTACGCCAGTGTTATTAAGTGATGCTGAGATTGTAGCCTCACCCATTTCTGGGTACATCTGCAAGAACAAAGCATCTGCCTGAGCGCCGTAAGCCTGTTGAATCTTGCGGTACTGCTGTGTATACCAACCCAAAGGTGAGTCATACTGTGCAGCAAAAGGCAAGACAAGATTAGAAAGCATTTTAACCTTGTACATGTTCTGTGTCAGGTCATTGATTTCTTGAAATGTAGGTTCAGTCTCACGCTCGCCTAGGCGATACTTAATTAGTTCATAACGGTAAACAGTATTAAATGTTCTTGACCATGAACCATCACGAGTTCCTGACCAAAGTTGTGCAGCCTTTTGTAGTGCAGGCGGCAATAATGTTTTAATTGGCGAATCATCTGCACCAAATGGAATTATTGGGCGCAAGACTGATTCAAAGTCAGGGCGCAACAACTCAAGGTACTGAGCAGGGATAGCAACTACTGGACCAAAGCCAGCATGTAGTTCACCCTGGAACATAACATCAAGTGAGCGAATAGGAATACTTACTTGGCTTCCTGCGCTTCGGATAGCCTCAGCCAAACCTTTACCGCCAGGAACCTTCTCCATTGACTTCATAAAAGTTTCTGGCATAGGTAGAACTAACTTGCTATCGTAACTAAAAGTAGTTGATGGGTTGCCATCTTTATCAACATAGTTATTCTGATTGCTTAGGGAAGAAGTAATCTGACCAGCACGAGCAACTGCTACTGGATTTTCCTTTGAAAGGGTAGTCCAACGGCGTACAGAGTTTTCCCAAGCGTTAAAGAACGGCATCATATAGCGCATCTTTTCGCCAGCGTATGACTTACGCACGATTGTAAAGAGAGTCTTATTAACTTCTCTACGAGTACTCTCAACAGCATCCTTACGGAAAGCGTTAATCTCATCAAGAGTAAGTTCAGCCTTTGGGTCGCCTGTTTGTGAACGCTTAAGTGAAAGAGCAATGTCTCCACGCTGCTTCATCTCTGCACGGTACACAGCACGAGCCAATGGGTGACGAGCAAGTGTTGTCTCAGGTAATGAACCTAGGAAGTAGAAAGCCTTTTGTACAAAAGCCTGCGCTGCTCCGCCCATACCTTCAATTCCAGGTGATGTAGGAACTACGCTACCAATGATGTCTGGCATTGATGGCTGGTCTGCAAAGTGTGTACGAAGGAACATCTCATCTAGTTGGTTATTTCTAAATGCTTCTTGAATCTCAGCATCTGGAAGGTAACGGGCATAGGCAGAGTGTAGGTTTCCTACAAAGTCCTCAGCATCAGTGCCCACATTGAGGCGCTCGCTAGGTACCTTGAAAGCCCTGTCATCAATGTTCATCTTAGATGCATACGCTTTACCCTCAGGGGTTGTGCGTAACCATCTAACAACTTGCTCTGGAGTTTGGTTATCTAAAAACTTTTCAATGATTGGGTCAATCTTGTTTTCGCTTGGTGAGCGCCACATGTTGTTAAGGTAGTTAGCGTAGCCATTGAAGTAGCGTGGGTCATTAGATGACAAACGCAATTCTTCCATACCACCGTATCGAGCAGCAAACAACTGAGATGGAGCATCAGCCATTAACTTGTAGGTGTCAGCGTTATCTGTACGCTGCATGAGAATATCTCCCAATTCACCTTGCGCTGCATCAGGATGTTCAATAACTGTTCCATCGTAAAGTCTTGTTGTACGCATACCTGTACCAACTCGTGCCTTTGGAGCGTTTAAACGAGTTTCTTGTACAACACGAGCATCAAGTCTTTGTAAAAGATTTTCATGCTTAGCCTTGGTTAATGAACCTCTGTCTGCTAATTCACGGACAAGGTTAATTATGCCATCGGCGGGATATTTGCCGTTGGCAATGAGGTCTGCGAGTTCGCTTGTGCTCTGGCTATAACTTGGTCGGCTAAATCCTCCGCGAACGCTCTGCGTTCCTGCGGTGTCATTTCCTGAACTGGCTTTTCTGACTTGACCCAGTGCAAACCCTTCGCTGGCTCCTTCATCGCCTGTACCCCCTGTGTTAATAAAAGCATTATCAAAATCTTGTTTGGCTATTCTATCAAGGTCAGCAACTGCTTGCTGGTTACGACCCTTGCCCATCTTAACTGCTTTGGCACGGTCTTTAATAACATTGACAGGCTCAGCCCATACGGTAAGTACGCCATTATCGTTAGGAGCAACCCATGTTCCAAAGTGGTCTGCACCCTCGAACTTGTTAAGATTGTCCTCAATATGCTGAATCAACGACTCACGAGCAGCGTTACTATCTGCAACTACATCATCAAGTTGCATCTGCCAAGTAGCACCACGAACGGCTACTGAATAGCCAGCCACAGGAACGGCTCCTGTTTGAAGCCCAAATGTTCCACCTTGATTTTGGATGGTTGTCTTAAGTATGTCCATAATGCGAGACTCGTTATTACGAAGTGCCTCAGTGTTACGGATAGTTTCAATACGCTTGCGAGCAAGGTCTGCTGCTGGGTCTTGTGTAGCAGTTTCAACCATCTTAGGGTCAACAAGAACTGTTGCACGACCATTAGCCTTAGTATCAGGAAGGGTTAACTTACCAACACCGTTGGCACGCATCCACTCAAGAAGTTCTGCTTCTTTACCCTTCCATGAGTCTGGCTTACGCATGTCAAGTCCAAGTGCTTTAAGTTCTGGGTAATCGTTTAAACCTAGGCGTACTCGTGAACCAGCAAATGTGCGTAGGTCAACAGGTAAACCAAATACTTTAGAGGTAACAACCTGTCCTTGGTTACCTGGCTTAACAATACGGAACTGTCCTTCAACCAACATTTTTTGAGAAACTGTATCTGGGTCTATGGCACGGTATGAACCAGTCTGTGGGTTAAGAAGTTCAACTCTATTACCCTTAGCAATACTGTTGCGGAAACCATCACGCATATCAGCAGCAATAGTCTGCATAGCCAATGATGGCTTGCGTACTCCGCCTTCTCTAATAAGTTCACCTTCTGCATTACGAAGGTTTTTAGGCATTGTGTACGCACGCCCAGTTTGGCGCTTGTAAATAGCAGATGCTGAAATAGTCTTTATACCTGCTTCGGCATAGCGGTTTGCTATGTCATCAGAGTATGTCATCGCCAATGGGCGGTTAGGGTTTAATCCAGTAAGACCTACTGGTGAACCATGGTGCAGAATCTCGCCTGTGCGGTAAGAGGAAATAGTAAGAAACTCAAGAGCCTGTTCTTGTGTTAACTTGCCTCGTTTAAACGCAAGTTCAACGGCTTCCATCTGGTCATCAATTTCCTTATTAAGGCTATTGATTTGAGCACGCTCTGCTTGAGTTCTTGTAAGTTCTTGACGAAGTGCAACTGAATCTTCACGAATACCCTTTTTAACAAGGTTCTTATCTGTAAGGCGCTCAATACCAATAATGCGGTTTTGATACCAATTTGCAGCGCCTTCTTTACTTAGGTCAGCAGCAGCGACAAGTCCGTATCCTTTTGCAAGGATAGACATAGTTGCTTCGGCAGTGTTACGCACTGTATAACCAAGGCGTAGAAGTACAGAAGCCTTCCACACATCGTTAAGTAAACCCATAACATAACGGTCGCGGTCAGGGTCAATGATGCCATGGCTACCTTCGATAGCCTGAATCAATCCCTTGTTTTCTTTCATAACACGAGCGTAGTTTTCAAGGTCAACCATTGGCAGTGCGTTAGCACCTTGGCGCTCTAGGTAAGGAATCTTAAGAATAACATTGTCGTCAGTCATTAAGAACTTACGGTCACGGATTGCATCCATGCCCACCTTACGGCGACCCTTATATGCGTTCCAAATAACAGCAGCGGTTTCATCAGATATGCCTAGGCTCTGATTTAATTGTGCTATAGCAAAATCTTCAAAAGAAGTTGCTACACGAGCACGAGCCTCAGGAATATCTCCTGCTTTAATAAACAAATCAAAGTGGTCAGTAATGGTTGTATCTGCAGTTGGACCAACTAGGTTACGCAGCATGCCACCAAAGGCTTTCATTTCATTAAACGAATCTGAATCGTTAGCATTGAAATAACCAGCAGGGCGCTCGCCTGCCCAGCGCTCAGCAAAGTTAATTACTGCAACTACTGGGTGGTACTTAGTTGGTTGGAAAATACCAAAAGTTGGGTATGAAGTTGGGGAAGGTTGTTCTCCCAAAGCACGGGCTGTTTTACGCTCAGCCTGGCGAATTGCACTCTTTCCAGCAATGGATGGTGCAAAGGTACGCTTAGTTAAATCAGCACCCTTTTCAGTTAACTTAGTTAGATACTGAATATATGGGTCCTCGTCAGCAAGTTTAACTAGAGCCTGTGCTGCTTCAAGTAAGTTTTCATCCTGAACAATACCGTTAGTAGGTATGTTGTTGGCAATCTTCTTATCTAATTCAGATACTGTCTTAAGTCTGTCGTATACAAATGCCAAGTCTTTACGCTTTGCAACAAGACGAGCCATTGCTTCTGTATCTTTAGCAGAGACGGCAAGTAGTGTGTCCGCAACATCATCTACAGTGTTTACTTCGCTAAGCAGATATGTCATTGTATCTGCATCATTAGATGCATCAACTACTGGGTGATTACGAATCTTTAATCCCTTATTATCAGCAAGGAACTCAAGTGTGTTGTATAAACCACCTTCTGCTGTACGACCCTCGTTAATTTTTGTAGCCAAGGTTTGAGGAGAGATGATTGTTACACCACGAATACTCTTTGGCATAAAGAAATCTTTAGCAAGAGATGTAGCACTAGCATCTTCTGGACCCATTGGGCGTGTAATTAAGGCTTTACGAGCAAGTCCAACACCTTTAGCAACCTTACCAAGTGGGTCAGTTACGGTAGTAAAAACTGTGTCATAGGCACCTGATATGGTGCGATATTGCCAGTTAGTATCAAAGATTTCACGGTCTTTAGGGTCAAAGATATTAAAATCGCCACGAAGTTCAGACTTCATTGGGTCAAAGCGTGATTGCAAGTAAGCAAGTGCTTGACCTGCTGAAATCTCTTTGCGTTGGGCGTAGGCTTCTTGGAAGTTACCTGTAGCCAGACCAGTTAAACCTGCAGATAATGGCTCACGAAGGAGTTTGCCACCAGTCTCATAAGATGCTTGAAATACTGGAAGAACTGCATTATTAAGTATGCCACCTACAGCCTTACGAGGTAGGTATGTAGCACCTGCTGCAGTTACTTTAAATGTATTACCAAGTAATTGAAAGGCATCGCCTACCCAAGATTTATCGTTAGTAGTAACAGAGGCAAGGTCCTGCATTGCAGTAGCCCAACCAATGTCATTACCAAAGTCTTTAACTGACTTATCTGCCCAATTACCAAGGTTTTCTAAAAAACTCATTAAAGAACGCTCCGCAAATAACGAACATAGTTGCGGAAGGCGTTAGATGCGGATGGAGATTCTGCAAGAATAGCAAGTGTTGGCAAGGCTGTAAGCATGCGCTGGCGGTCCTCATTGTTAAGAGTTGACTCGTTAGCGTACATAACTTCGCTACCTGCACCTTCACCCATATCAATACCAGTAGTTACTGGTTCATTTGGGCGGTCTGTTGGGGCATCTAACTGTGTTAACTTCTGCATTGATGGTGCTACTTGAGGGCGACCTTGTGATGGAGACATTGGCATTGTAGGAGATGCGTTCATTGGAGCAGATGTTTGTAATTCCATCATTGCTTGATTATCGCCGTATTCGCCACCCGTCATAGCCTTTGCACCTTGAGTGCCAGCATTTCCGCTACCACCAGTTGCTGAAACAGCATAATTATTCTGCGAAGCAGTTGGGCGATTACCGCCACGGTTTTCTACCGCCATGTTATCTCCTTTCCATTTAAGGTCAGTGTTTAAAATTAGTGAGCAGTTTTTAAACTTACTCAGGTTTAAGGCTTACTTTGAGCCGTGTGTTCCTGATGGTTGTGCTGTAAACATTGTGACGGATGCGCCAGGCTTAGAAGCCTTTGGCATACCATCGTAGCGTGGCTGCTGTGTAACTGCCTTTGAGTTTCCAGCGCTGCCCTGATTAGCAGGCTTTGATGCCTTACCAGGTTGGTTGTTTGGATACTTTGCTGTGCTTGTATTCGCCATGGTTTCCCTCCTCCCGTTAGATAGGTAGTCGCCGTGCGACTGTTGCTTGTAGATTAGGTTCACCACGAGCACCAAGAGATGCAAGTAATGATTGAACATCTGGTCTACCGCCTGGAGCGATTTGTCCTGGCGCTACGCCTTGCATACGCCCTGATTCACTCATGCCCATTGGAAGTTGCCCGTCACCTGCTGCGCTCTCACTAGGCATGCCCATAGATTCGGGACTTACTGAGCCTGGGGCTGCAGCAGGTGCGGGATTCTCTGGTTTAAACGCATCTTGGATTGCTATTTCAATAGCAGTTCCCTTTTGGCGTTCAGTAATTACATACGAAAGTTTGCGTAGGATGTCGGATGGGTCTTGTCCTTGACTTGCAAGGGCTGGGATTGCTTGTGCGTATGAGGCAATAGCCTGTTTCATAGCATCACGGAGTTCTTCTGTTTCTACCTTTTGTTCTTCATTGGTTGCATTGAAGGAGAAAGGCATTTGTCGGCGTAGGAAATCACGGGAAATCAACTTGTCACCTCGTGCTTGTAGTCCAAAGACCAATGCACGGTTAGGGTCAAGTCCTGCCATCAAGCCATATTGAATATCTACGGTGTAATCACCAGCAATATCACGACTTGGCTTGTACTTAATGTCGTAAGGTGTTCCGTTATAGACACCTCGTAGTTGTTTTTCTTGGTCTTTAAAGATTTTTTCATCAACTTTAAGAGCAAGTGCTAACAATTCTGTAAAGGCACGGGCAAACATTGCATGTGCAGTCTTGATTTGTGTATCAAAACCACCCATGAGTGCCTTAACACCCTGACCTGTGATAATAGAAGCATCTGAATTACCAGTTCTTGCTTCTGGGAAGCGTGAGCCTAGACGGAGTTCGCTTTCAAGAACCTGTGACTGTGCGAACACATTATTAGGAAGTTCAAGTGGGACTCTGCGAATCTCATTAGGCTTGCTTGAACGCATAATTGCATCTGGTCCAAGGGCTAACTCCTGACTGTCGAGTGGCATAGCGATAGGCGCTTGCACTGATTTGGTTGCTGCTTCAAGTGAAAGTAACGCATAGCGTGCTTTAGCAACTTGAATAGCAAGGACATCATCAAACTGTCCACGGGATTGGTCATCAATAGATGGTCGCATTACAACACGAATCATGCACTCACCCATTACATTGGGCGCTCTATCCAATACAAGATTGTTCTTGTTAGGCATAAAGATTAAGTCTTGGTCTTTGTCGTGGAAACGAACAATCTCGGACATGGTAGAAGTGTTGTTCTTATCGTAGATAAGATGTGCTACTTCTGGATACTTAGCCATTAGTTCTTCTGTTGGCTTGTTCATGCGCTGGAAGAACATAGTTACACGACCATAACGGTCAATAACTGGGTAAGAACCTAGGGAATCAAAGAACTTAATGCGTGGCATATTGTCATCTATGTCAATTTCAACCTGTGCTGGAACGAATCCATAGGTTACATAGCGGTCTGCAGCATTAAACATCTGTGTCTGTAGGTCAGAGAAGTTAACAATACCGTTAACAATTTCTCCACGCTTATCTGCCTTCTTGCGTGCTGTTTCTGATGCCATTGATGTAGATGTGCATGAAAACGATGGTAATGGTGCAATAACCTCTGATAAGTCACGGGCTGCAATATCAACCATGTTCGCAACAATAGGGTTCTCGAAAGGACCATCTGGGAAAAGGTCTGGGTAAACATCTCGCATCTTACCTTGACGAACCATAAGAACTTGATTCATGCGTTGGTCGCGGTCATCATACATACGGCGATAACGGTCATAATAATTCTTAACTTCTTCAACGGATAGTGCCATGTTCACCTCCTATCATTGTGTATATGCGTAATCATTTAAGTTAACGGTTATTTGCTGGCTTCTGTCATGTCTTGTTTGGAACATATTGAACGAGTTGTGTGTACGAGCAAACATGCTTGCGTTGGCAACTCTGTCTCGTACGGCTAGTTCTGCAAACCAGAACGCCATAACACAGTCGGTCTTTTGGCTGCGTGGTGCTTCTGGGTACCAAGTAACCAGTTGTTCTATCAGAGCCTTTAAACCTTCGGACTGGTGTGTAGATGGGAACTCAATAAGGTTTAAACCTTCTTCATGACCATGAAACAATGTAGTAAGAGATGCCACACCAAAGTCTGTATCCCATTTATTGTTTCCAGTATGATGTTCTTTGAGTGTGGCACCCCTTGTTTGTAGGTATTCTCGTACCTCGCGGTCCTGGGTGAGCATTGCTTGAAATGCATTTTTCTCTACACGCCACTCAGAAATCGAATACTTGTCTGTCCAGTCTTTAATTAAAGTTCTAATGTCATCAGGTTTCATACCCTGTTGGTTTGACACATCAAGCACATACCTCTTTTGGGTAGAAACATCAATGCCAATACACACAGCAGCGGTATACCCAGCCATGGCGGGGTCAAGTCCAGCGACCACAATAAGACCATCCATACCGTTATGTCGGTTGCCAGCCTTATTCTTGGGGATGATGCCAATGTTACGAGCACCGTTAATAACACCTTTGACTGCTTCTTGTGGGAAAGCGCTATCTTCGTGAACTTGCTGTTGCTGATAAACCATAGCCCAGAGATTGGGCGACATGCGACTGCGTTTCTTAGTGAGCGCCTCACCTGTCCATTTGTCGTACAGACCATTAGCATCTGGTACACCATTACCAGACACTGGGGGCATATTGGTTTTAGCCCAAAGGGTAACCCAATCCTTCGGTTCATCGGCAAACTCCAATACCGCAGGTTGAGCGAAATAAGTCCAAGGAGAAGTTTCGTCTGGATAACGCATGGGGTCGCGGAGTTCGGAATATAAATCCTTGGGGCGTAATCTTGTGCCCACTACCAGCAATTTACCGCCATCGTAATCAATACGAGACATAACTTCTGATTGAATCCAGTCAATCTGTTTTTCATACTCATGGGCATTGGTGTGGTCAACACAGTCATCCATGATGATTAGGTCAGCACGGGCACCGTAGATATGTCCACGAATACCAATAGCCTGAACCGTTGGGTCTTTTTCACCAGAGTCACGAGCCTCGGATGATAGGTAAATAAGGTCCTGCTTCCACGAATCAGAGTTCTTTTCAAATCCGCCTGGAGGTCCAAAGGCGAGGTGTAAGTCCTGATAACGAGGATGGGTGAGTCTGTTCTTTATGGAGAGCAGGAACTTTTGCGCCATAGCCTGGGTTTTAGAAACAACCATTATGCGGATGTTAGGGTTCTGGCAAATCCGATACACGGCATAGTTGACTGTAATAGTCGTTGACTTGGCGTGTTCTGGGGGAGTGTTAACGATGAGTAGGTCTTTATCGCCTGGCTCATAAATAATTGAAGGGTGTACATCCGTAGGTATTCTGGACTCTAGTAAATCAATCCAGTGGCGTTGGTGTGGAAATACTTGAACACCAAGGTACTTTTCGGAAAAAATTTCAAATGGGGGTACTTCTTCGGTCGGACCGCCTACTTCTCCACGGGCGGTCAGAGAGCGTAGTTTGTCTATACCTGCAGCAAAGTCAGGGTCTGTCTTACGATAATACTCGTAAGTCTTGACACTTCTCCCAACGGCATCCATGGCTCGTTGGACCGAGTAGCCTTGCATGAGAAAATCTATAATCTGCTTCTTTATGGCATCCGATTTATGGGATGCAGCAGTAACTCTTTTTCTTTCCATAGGCGTAGTAGCAGCGCGAGATATATGAAGCGCTGCAGTTTATCCTTTCCTAACCGTAGGCTGTAGCCCTAAGGCGGAAGCCGTAGGTTAGGGCAATTACTAGGGGGCAGCCTCTGGGCTGCCTATGTGCTTTGCCGTAGGGCGACCATTATTTTGCCCTACATATACTATTAGGTGTCCAGAGGACACTTATTGGACATTTTATTTACAACTTTCTTGTAACGGTTTACCTTTCAGGTAAAACCGCAGGTCAGAGCAGTGTGACCCCAGGGCTATCAAAGTTATGTGGGTAGATACACAGACACACAGACACACAGATATTTAAAAACCTGGGGTCAAACATTTTCTTGCTGCTCTGCTTGCATGCATTTGCTTGCTGATTCTGCACTGGCTGCTCGCAAAACTAGGGCTGAGCAGCACTATGCACTGGCTTGGCGCTGACTCGCTGCTCGTATCAATCTCGCCCCCCCTGCATACGCATCGCAGCAATCGCAGCCTCGTTTAAACATAGTTGAACTTTCAACTACTTTCCGATGGCTCAGCCTGCATGCGTGGCATCTCAATATGTGAGATTCTCAGGATTGCCTGCAAAAACTACTCACGAGTAACATCGCTAAAGTCAGTTGTTTAATATCACTTTAGAGGTTTTCATAAATCGCACACATCAAAAAACATAATAAAATCAAGGTTTTTTAAGGGTTACTCATCAGTATTTATTTTCTTGGCGCTTGCCACTGCATCATCAATCGGAGGCAATCGCATCAACATCAAATCGTTTAAACTGCCCTAAAGTCAGTTAAAATCAAGGGTTTTAGGGGTGCTTGTAATTTTGTTTAAACTCGTTTACCTTTATCCCAGTGGAACAATCCACTACCGACTGGAAACGGAGCACTACTCATGAGCAATCGTGAATCATGGCTTGCAGATTTCGCTACTGCTGCCAAGCCTCATCTCACCGCCAATTTGCCACTAGGTGGCAACGAGGAGGCAGTAATTCGCCTCTCTTGTGGCTTTACCCCTAAAACTGGTCGCAAGGCTGCTGATGCAGCCATTGTGCCTCCATCAGCCAGTGATGATTTCACTGCTGAGATTTTCATAAGCCCGATTATTGACTCGACTGAATCAGTCGCAAAATTGGTGCTGCCATTGCTAAAACTGGCTCACATTGGAAACTGGCGCTCAGCAGCACCAAGCGTTGCTAAGCCACTCGAAACCTTGCCATCTTGGGCAAACGACATCCTCGCCAATCTTGGCGCTTACCCTCACGCTGCCCTTGAAATCGCAGCAGCACCCAAGCAAACCACCCGTTTAAACAAGGCAGTTTGCTACGGCGATTTGATGAACGGCGAGGCACACGATGCCTACATTGTGCGAATCTCTCGCAACACCGCTGCCACCTATGGCACACCAATCTGCCCAATCTGCAACGCTCAACTCGTACTGGAGGCTTAATCATGAAAACTTACGGAATCGAACTCGAAACTAGCAGCATCTCAATCCGCACCGCACAATCTGCACTCGATGCAGTCGGTTTAAACTGGCAGTGCAAGCCCGATGGAACTCGTGGCGTTGATGCTGAGGCAGTCTCGCCAATCCTCAACGATGGCAGTTTAAACGAGTCAATCTCAGCAGCGCGAGCACTGCTCAAGGCAGGCGCGACCGTTAACAAGCAGACTGGTTTTCATGTGCACATTGGTGCTGACCACTACGGCGCTGAGGGAATCGCTGCCTTGGTTCGCAACTGGTACACCGCTCACGAGGCAATCGGTGCACTCGTTGCCAAGTCTCGTTTAAACAATCACTTCTGCCAACACAATCTCAGCGAGGCAATCATTGACCAGTGGACAGAATCAATCCGCAACGGTCGCATTGATAACGCAGGGCAAGGTCGCTATCGCTCCCTCAATCTCGACTCATATCAACGCCATGGCACCGTAGAGTTTCGCCTACACCATGGCACACTCAACGGCAAGAAAATCCAAGCATGGGCAGAGTTTGTGCAGGCAATCGCACAATTCAGCACCGCAGGTGGAATCTTGTCCGACAATCGTTTAAACGATGTCAACGCCCTGCTCGACACATTGACCATCACCGATGCGCTCAAGGTCGAGACTGCCCAGTACCTCAAGCAGCGAGCAATCGAACTCAGCGCCTAACAAGCGCAGCCTGCCCCAAGTGGGTAAGCGAGGGAGCGTTACCCTCGGCAGGCACTGGTACCAAATCGGTACCTGTTTAAACAGAACGGACTGGAACTATGAACGGCATCAACTACTGGTCAATCGTAGATGGTCGAGTGTTACTGCTTGCCCTGCTTGCGGTCGGCTTCTATCTATACGGAAAGAGAATATAACAAAATGTTATACATCATCGAGGGCATTGACTTCTATGGTCGGCGCTTCACTGGTATGTACAACAAAGAGGATGCCGATTACCTATTGGCAGCCGACCGTTTAAACAGGCTGGTAAAAGTTATCAGCCCATGTGATACACTTAACCAATAACAACTAGCAGACTGGAGAAATAAATTATGTGTGGAATCGCAGGCTTCTGCCTTAACCCAAAGCACAATCAGAATCAGACCGACCTTGCAGCACAGATGCTGCTCGACATCGAACATCGTGGCTACCATGCCACTGGCGCTGCTTGGATTAACCCCAAGTCAGGCAATCGTGTAATCACCAAGGCACCCGTTGCTGCAACCAAGTTCATCAGAACAGATGCAGGTAAGCGACTATGTTTAAACGCAACCACTGCCATCTTGCACACTCGTTGGGCAACTCAAGGTTCACCAAAGGTTAACGACAACAACCACCCAATTCCTCGTGGCAAAATCGTGCTCACTCACAACGGACACATCAGCAACGATGACCAACTGTTTAAACAACTCAAGGTCGCACGCCATGGTCAAGTGGATAGCGAGGCAGTGGCTGCACTAATCGCCTTCACTGCTGCACCTATTGCCGAGGTACTCTCTCGTGTACAGGGCACCGCTGCCTTGGCTTGGATTGAACAGGGCAAGGGCAACACATTGCACCTTGCTCGTGTCAACTCATCGCCATTGTGGATTGGTCAGACTGCAACAGGTTCGCTGGTCTATGGCTCAACCGAGGAGACTATCGAGAACGCATCGGTAATGCTGGACTCACCTCTTGACTGGTCATACGCAGCCAACGAGGGCGAATACTTCAAGGTCAAGAACGGCAAGATTGTGGAGCATCAGAACTTCGAGCCGTTTAGACAGGTCTATACAAACAACTGGCGCGGGTTCGGTAGATTAACCGATGCAGAACTCGACAAGTATTGGGCTGACCAAGATGAACTAGCCTTCTAAGTTTCGGTTGGTCGCGCACCTGCATCATCCGATAAAGATAGCCCCCGCTTCGGCGGGGGTTTTTCTTTTATCCATCATAGTAATTCCATCTACATCTGAAAAATGTTAAGTGTTTAAACACAAGTGGACACTTCTTCCTGGCGAGTCTGGTTGACAGCATGTTTAAACAGTTAGCACTCACAGCACCAGATTGCTAACGACATGCGTTTAAACAGTAAGGTTGACATGTGTGGTAAGATAGGTTTTATCAACCACGAGGTTGATAAAACTAACAAAACGCAGGCTATTGTTTAAACAAAAAAATAGTTAATCTTTCTGCGAATAAATCCTTGACTTTAAAGGTTCGTTCCTGAATACTCAGACATGTAGCAACTTCGCTACCCCTAACAAGGACTGGTATGAGCAAACAAAAAAAGAACCTGCATCAAGCAGCAGCATCAGCAGCAAAGCAGTACCTCGTTGATAAGTACAACGCAGAGTACAAGGCTATCTATCGGGCAAAGGTTATCGCCCTTGGTGGTAAGTGCCACCCAACAAACGAGCAGCGCATCGCTCGACTCAAAGCGCAACTTCAACTATTAGAAAACAAGGAGGTGTAATCATGAGCAAGCCAACAACATACGAGGGCTGGAAAAACTACAACACATGGAACATTGCGTTGTGGATTCAGAACGATTACGCCCTTTATTTATCAGCAACTCTATTCATTAAACACTATGAAGGTGCTAAGCCTTATCGTGATTGGGTAAAGATTGCTGGACTCGAAGGCAAAGCAACCATTGATGGATGCAAGTACAACGCAAGCGACCTTGCTTACGGAGAACTAAATGAAATGATGAAAGGACTGGTGAACTAAATGTTTAAACGCAACTGGCGCACTGCAGTTTCTTCTGATACCAAACCAAAGCAACCAAAGATTTTATGGTATGCACAGGTAACAGAGGACATGATTACTCACCTATCACCGTCTCAACGCAACGAGTTCATGAATAAAATCAGCGATGAGATTAACAAGATTGGGCAGGAGTACAAGGTAGGTAGAGAGTTCAAGAACGGACAACTAAAGGAGAACAACTATGCCTAAAGGTGTTGTGCTATACACAGATGGAACATACGAGGAGAAGGAGTTTAAACAACTCTCCGATATGCAAGCAGCAGTTGATGGATTGATTGAACCCATCGGTATGCGTGACTTCTACGGCGCTGGCGTATGCCAAGGCTATGTAAATGAGGAAGGGTATCTCAAAGGTTTATCAATCAACACAGTAGCGAGCGCCTTATCTTTCATGTTCGGTAATACACCAAGCATCGTGGGCAATATGATTGTGCTTGGTCTAACCGACAAGCATGGCAATGACACCGACATCCCTCAAGACATCTTAACTTTTATCAGTCATGTGTGTGGTAACCGTGCAAAGTTAGAGGCTGAGTATGTTTAAACAGATACACCCGCATGCTCGACTATGGATTGTTACGGTAGTGATACTCGGAATCTTTCTTGTGTTCAACCCACGAGTACAGATAACTTCACACGCACCCAAGGGTGAGGTGATTGCCTACTACGACAACGAGTACCAACGCTACGCTATCCAACGCTTGACTGAACAAGATAAACTTGAACAGTATCCATGTCTTTATGAATTGTGGACAAAGGAATCCAACTGGCGACCTGCTGCATTGAACAAATCAAGCAAGGCATCAGGCATTGCACAACTTATGCCTGCAACATGGGTAAATATAAAGGTTAAGCCAACTAAAGATGGGTTTAAACAGGTGGATGCTGGCTTGAAATATCTTGACCACAGATACGGCAAATCTCGTGGCATCTGCAAGGCATACGCTCATCACCTTGCTAAGGGGTGGTACTGATGGAGATTAAACACCATCGTGTCATGGAAAAGCGAGAGGTTCGCAACCGAGGCAAGGATAACCTAGCGTTTAAACTGCGATGGAATCGTGAACTAACCGAGAAGGCTGCATGTAAGGGGTTAGATGTTGAATTGTTTTACCCTGACAGGGATGTGTTCACACCTGAGGAGGAAAGCATATTCGCTCGCATGTGTGCCGAGTGTCCAGTCATGGAGATGTGCCTTGAGTGGGGTCTAGTCCACGAACGCAGCGGTGTGTGGGGTGGCACTACCCCTTACCGCAGACACGCAGCACGAAAGGCATTGAACTTACAGGTCAGCGACCCACGAGGGTTCGGCATGTGATACAGTAAAGTTATTGGGCATCTCCCTTACGAAGGGGAAGCGTAAAGTAGGTGCCCATACAAAAGCCCCGCAGGGTTCCAGTCCTTTGCGGGGCTTCTGCATTTTACAAACCTAATTGTTTAGCAAGCATGAACACTTCATCAGATAAATCATTAAGCGTTCCATCGTTGTACAACACATGTTTAAACATGAACATATCCATTGCATGCTCGCTCTTGTGTGCGTTAACTGGTGCGTGATTGTGTCTATTGATACGCCATACATCACCACCTTTGGCTTGAATAGCATGTGCTTCATTAGGAAAACGCACATCAGAAAAGACTACTCGTTCGTATTCTTCTGCTCGTTTAAACGCTTGGTCAATCCAAAAGGTTTCACCAAAAAGATTGCGACCTACCTCAGTACCAAACACTTGAAGTAAACGGCGCACCTCAGGGTTAGCCTTGGCTACATCCCAACCATACTCATCTACTAAATCAACAACTCGATTGCCACCTTCAACATAAGGGTTGAGTGTATAGATTGCATCACGCATAGGTAATGCAAAAGATATACGCTTGAACCCATAGTTTAAACACAACAGTTCAGCAACAGTATCCTTACCTGATTGTGCGTATCCACTTAATCCAATAATCATTTATCTATGTATCCAATCTGTTTGCGTTTAAACCAAATTATTTTATTTCCAGCCAGGTAAGTATAATACCCTATGTCGTTTAAACAGATACCGATGTAGTACAACGGCAGTCCTATCCAGTTCCATGGTTTCATGCGTTGGTATTTAGGTCTAATCATTATCGGGTTTCCTGTATCTACGATTGTTCCATTGAGGTTGTTCCCCACCTAGTCTGTCTTGTAACTTAGTAAGTGCACGAGAGACACGCTTACGCAGTGCTTCCTCGCTGGCACTGTACTCAACGGCAAGCACATCGAAGTCAGTACCGCCACCGTCAAACCTACGCCGCAACAAGTCCCTGTCTTGCTCGTTTAAACGGGCAAGTGAGCCGCTTACATCTGACAACATTGTTTCTCTGTTCATGCCTTCATTAGGTTTACTTGTCTTGCTAATAAACTCTGCATCTGCTGGCGAACCTGATGATACCCACTGCTCATAGTTCCATACATCACGCAGTAACTCTTGAAGTATCTCGTGAGTATAGTAAAACGCATCGCTTGGTATGGACTTTGTTTTATACGCACGCTCTTTGGCTGCAAACTTCTGACTCTCGTTGTTAAATGTACGGCGCAGTTTAAACACTAAAGAATCCTGCCCTTCCCACTCCTCAATCTTATGCCAGTGCTCTACTGCCCATAAGTTTAGGTGCTGGAATACATCATCAACAGATACGAGGTTGCGATGGATACGCACACATCGTGTTGCACTGTAGCGTGCCACTTTGTATACGCTTTCCCATAACAATTCGTTATTGTTCTCCATGTTTAAGTTCCTTCATTGTTGTTAGTAAATCCTCGATAGTAATTAGGAAGCCTTTACTCCAGTTCGGTGGTATCTCGCAAGTAATTTCCTTACCAAACTCCCTGATTGCGTAGTGCACATGGTCTGTTGGTACCATGACAACACCACGCTCAAGAACAAACGCCCAATACTCAGCGGTAGTAACCATCAAACCTGATGGTTCCCAAGATTTAGTCTTGTTGAACCAACACTCAACCTCTACATAAATGTTGTTAGTTGCCCACCACTTACGGTCACGCTTAACTTCTACTGTCTTACCTTCTGTTAGTAAAGCCTCAACTAATTGTTCGCCCTTACGACCGTAGCCAAAGTCCAAATCAAATGATGAGTTCTTTACCATCATGTTTAAACACCCGCTCGCTTTCGTAAACCGTCAGCGCCTTCGGCTAAGTAAACATCATTAACATCTTGACCCTCAGGCATGAATACAGGAAACACATTGTCTAATTCTCTGCTTAAATGTTTAGCCATCTCACGCCCTGCGTTGTCACCATCGCACAACAAGATAACTTTTGACCAGTCAGCAAGTACACGATTGTAAAAGGACTTCCAGTTGTTAGCCCCAGGCAAACCAACTGCACTAAACCCTGCTTGTGTGGCTACAACTGTATCGAGTTCACCTTCACAGATAGCAAGTACATCTGAATCATTACCAAGCGCACTGATGTTATAGATGTGAGTCGTAGCCCCTGGTCTGCTCATGTATTTCGGACCGCCATCACTGTTTAAACTGCGGAACCGTATGTCAATCACTCCTGTGGGTGTGAGGTAAGGGATTGCTAACTTACCAACATAAGGTTCATGCCCCATCTCAGGCTCTCTTACGAAACCGAGGCGAAACATAGTCGCTGTCTGTTCTGTGATACCTCTGCTCTGTAGGTACGGCACTATTTCCTGTAGGTTTTGAGCGTAACTCTCCGTTGCTTTCTCCAGTAATTCCTTCTGCGATTTGCTTAGCCTCATTGAATCCCACTCCTTCTTTCTTCATTATCAGTGAATACACATCTCCAGCCATCTCACATCCGAAGCAACGAAACCCACCGTTGTCTATGTTTAAACGGGCAGACTTAACTCTATCACCGTGGAAAGCGCAGCGCAGTGTGAACCAGCCACGCCTTCCGTGCGGTATATCAAAACCGTAATGCTCAAGGACTTTAACTATGTCGTGCTTAGAGTTTTGCAAGGATGTCACCTAGCCTTTGCACAACATAGGCATCCTCAATTCCTTTGTTAGATGCCTTGATAATTACCAATGGTGTAGGTGCACTCGCAAGTTTCTTAGACTTACGGTAGTTCTCTGCTTCTACATACGCCTCACGCAACCAACCCGATAGGTCTACCTTGCCGTCACGCCGTGGTGCCTTGGCTTCGATAACATAAATGTCATTGGTTGCTGGTAAAAATACATCACCAATGTCGTTACGCCCTGCACGAGGCAGGCGTTGTGCGTTTAAACCCTGTTGCATTAACCAATCAGCAAGGTCAATCTCAAAGGCTGCACCTCTACGCTTATTACTCTGCTGCTGGCTCGCCATTTGTCTGCCTCTCTGCTGCAGCAGCAGCCTGCCAATACAACGCATAGTAGTTCTCGTCATAGGCAAACCGCTTCATGTGCTTAACAACTGCACCAGTGTGTGCATAGACATCAACGCCAGCCTTCTTTAAATTACGGAAGAACACAATGTCCTCGCCAACATACTTATCTCCTAGCCCTTCCTTCTCAGCAAACACTGAGTAGTCAGGTGAGATGGCACGCAACTTAGGAACAACACTGCGATGCATCAGGGTAAGACCCAAACCAGCACAGTCAACCTTTACCACTTCATCCTTGGGTAGTGGGTGGAGATACTTAATCTCATACTCACTGACCTCGTGAAATAAAGCAGGCATAGGTTGCATCAACGATGACTCCATTTGCTTGGAGATAAAGTAAGTGCCACATACAACTGGCTTGGTGTTCTTATCAGCAATCTTCCATAACATCGCAAGCACATCAGTGGTTAACACAATGTCAGAGTCAACCCATAATAACCAGTCTGTCTTTACTTTGTCATACCACATATCAAGCAGGGCTTGGCGTTGTCTGCCAATCTGATTACCTTGCACACGGATAGCGTTGTTAATCGCCATCTTGTGTGATGGTGCAGTCACGGTGGTGTACATAATGCCTTCGGCAAACTTGCCATCTACCATACCGTTGTCGCACCAACCAAGAGATAATGTTTCCTGATTACTGTTAGCCATTGTGTTCCCCTTCTGCTTCATCAAGAACCCGTAGTGCGTTCTCTCCCATTTGTTTAAACGAGTTGGACATATTAGTTAACTGCTCTGCTATGTCTAGTATGCAATCTCTACCGTGGTCATCCTTAAGATGGTTGGATAGTTGCGTTACATAATCTGCAAACTGCATGGCTTCTAGCCATATCTGATGGGGGTCGTAAACCTTCTTGGCTACTTCCTCCATCTGCTCAATTACTTGAGGCAGTTCTTCAAGCAGTGCTTCCTTCATCTCCGCTGGTAACTTCATCTTGTTTACCATCTTTTCCATCTCCCCCTGTGGGATTGACAGACCCGCTTGTAATATATTGATTGTACTCTGCTTCGGATAGGTCTTTGAACTGACCAGTCTCTTTATTTTGCCAAACAACTGCCCTCCAACCAACGGTGTATGTAAGTGTCTTAGGCATAGCAATCATTAACTGTGCCTTGATGTCTATGAGGAGAGGTTTTGTTTCAACTGAAATCTCATCTTTGACTTTTGATGCTGGGATTTCTCCTGCATTTTCAACTACTGTAAGTTCCCACATGTGTTCTCCTAAATTAACTGCATTGGTTCGTATGAAATTACATCGTTGATTTGCATTGATGCTGGTTCATACGACAACCACACTGGTGTACCACCAGTTGCATCTGCTGGACCATAACGGTTCTTAACTGCACAGACTCCCATTGTAGAAATCTGATTATGTACGGTAAGAATTAACGAAGGAGTCTGCGCCACTTTCCCATGCAGTGCCTTCTGTGGTGGGCAAGGATTTCCTGGTACGCCTTCGCTCGTGTGGTGACACACAACAACGGCTGCTCCAGTTTCTCTAGCCCACCATTTCAATTCCTTCATCAAGGTACGCAGTCCACCCCACTCATCTTGTGAGTCCATCGTTACATCCACTGCGTTATCTAATACGATTAAACGCACATCTTCGCCCAGTCGCTCACGAGATGCAAGGACTGCATCTTCAATATCTTTAAGCGTTGGGGATGAATCAAACTCCCACATAATATGGTCGGCAGGCTTGAGCATTTGTGCTGCCCAGTCTCTGTCTTGTTCCATCAATGGTTCAACATCTGACTGATGCTTGCCAGTTAGCAAAGCAAGTAGACGAAGGCTCATCGTATGTGAGTGTGTGTCTGCAGAAATATAAAGGGTTGGAACTTTTGCACGGACTGCCAAGGACAAAGCAAGTGTTGACTTGCCTGCCCCTGGCGGTCCAGCAATCATGCTTACCTCGCCGTAACGGATTGCTATTTGCTGCGCTGCAAGTGATTGCCACACTACAGGTAGTGTCGCTCCCCCTTGTGATGCAGTTTTAATAGCACGGCTGAGTAGGCGCATGGGTTATGCAGGTACCTTGTTTTGGCAAGCCTGACCCTGTGGTTGTGGACATGCATAGAAGCCCTTGTATGGGCGACCAGTTGCTTTCGCAATACCTGCTGGTACCAAACGCATTGGTCCTGCACCGCATGTGCACTGTGGTGCTCCTGCACCTGCTGGCTTATAGCCTGCAACTGGAGGTTGTGCTGGTACCTCGCGTGCACCTGGAAATGCTGCAGCAATAACTGCTGCTGGTGATTGTGCTGGTGCTGACTGTGCTGCCATTGATTCAACTGTTGATTCTAAATCAAGCAGTGTTGCAAGGCGTTGTGATACTGCATCTAGTAGACCATCAAGTTCAATCGCATCGTTAGCACGAAGGTTAATCAACATGCCATCACGCTTTGTCTTGAAGTTAATCTGAATTGCTGCTTCGGTAGTGCTCATTTGTTTTCTCCTATAGTTATTTCAGGGTAGAGATGGGAGTCTTTACCATCAACGGCATAGCATGCAGCATTGACTGAACAAGTGCCACACATGCTAGTTACTTGAGGGATAAAGATTTTATTTTCCATGGCTAACTCAAAGCCCTTAGCCCATGAACCAAGGCGAGCCTCAGTGTAACGGTCTAATGATTGAGGAGCAGTAAGTTCCCCAGTGCGAGCCATAAAGTAAGAGCCAAGAGATGGGCGAACACCAAAGGTTTTCTCCACAAGAATTGCGTAGATACCTAGTTGAGTTAGTGAGGCAGGTTCACGAGAACTTGTCTTAATGTCTACTACTATCAACTCACCAGTCGGTGCAACCATTAGTCGGTCGAGGAACGCCTTTAAAGGTACGCCCCCAACTTCCTGATTAAGTTCTGTTTCAATAGCCTCACTGCCATCAGGTAACTGATACATATTGAAGCCACTGTCTTGTCTGAACTGTGTCCAAAAGTTAATCATCTTTGGTCCGTTGTCTAGCCACCAGCCAGCATCCTCTTTATTCGGATTGGCTTTAGTAGCACGACCACCTGCACGCCAAGGCATACCGTTGTCGGCACCCTTGAAGTTGTTATCCCAGAAAGTTGTAAATGCTGCAATCTCTGAGAAATCATCTTGGTTAGGTAGTCCATGGTACAAACGGTCGTACTGCTCCGTTGCCTCATGTACTGCCTTACCACCTGCTAACCAGTATGATGGTTGTTCTGGAACTTGTTGTATTCGTGATAGGTAGAACTGCCACCCACAACTGAGCCATGTATTTAGGGCAGAGTGGCTGACATAATTCTTACCTGTTACTTGTTCAAGTGTCATTGTTTATCCTTTCAATAGAGGAGATTACTGCACAAAGTCTGCTCTATTGTGCGACACGCCGAAGTCTAATTACAAGCATGTAGTTTAAACGACTACTACACTCCTGTTCGTGCAGCGTAAGGGTGTAATAGCGAGACTCGTCAAGAGGCGAGCGAAGCCAGCCCAAGTGAACTTGCGTGGTATACCTTCAAGTGTTTGCCTGAATTGTGGGCATCTTGTATTCCAAGTTGGATGCATGTTTGAAGATAACGAGATTAGCCTATGGTTTACTGATGCTAAGTGTGCTGACTGTGGCGCATTAGTTACCGTACCTACACCAGTGGATGACAATGAAACTAATTCTAATACTGATTGCTTTGATTGAAGCATATTTTTTTTACCGCCTTGGCTTTAGCCGTGGAGTAAATCGTGAACAAAAAGCCAGACAACGCCGTTTAAACGCATTAAAGAGGATTCTTAATACTCGTGAGTAAGTACGAATACAAGTGTCCACAATGTGAGATAGTCGTGGAGATTGAGCGTTCGATGCATGCCGAGGCTGATGCCCCTATATGTACATGCTGCAGTCAACTAATGTCTCGCATTTGGAGTAGCCCACCAGTGAAGTTCAATGCCTCTGGCTTCTACTCGACAGGCGGATAAACCAAAGCAGCATCGCCTGCTGCTCAAGAACCCAGCCAAACGATGGGGTATCTGTGCAGTGTGTGGACCCACAAGACTTAAGTTAAAGCAACGAGGCTACTGGTCTTGTCGAACCAAGTCCAATGTCAATCGTGTTAAGTTATCTAAATACAAAAAGGATTACTGTGAGGATTGTGGTTTTGTAGCAATACACCGTAGTCAGTTAGATATAGACCACATAGATGGCAACCATCAGAACAATGACATGGCAAATCTACAGACACTATGTGCCAACTGCCACCGACTAAAGACTCAAGACAATAGAGATTGGGAAAGCAAAAAAGCCCCCCGCTAAAAAGCGAGGGGCTAATCTGTTTAAACTACTTAGTTAGAGCCACGACCAAACTCTGTTGCTGATGGGTCTAGCCACTTAAGAACTGGTCCTGCAAGACCTGCTAATGCTGCTGCTCCTAATTGCTTAGGGTCAGTAATTCCGCTTACATACAATGCAACGGCTGCTGCTGCTGCTGCACGGAACCAAGATAGTACAACTTGCTTTAACTGTGGATTCATTTATTGCTCCTTTATTTTGTCTTGCTATGCACCTTGCAACAGGTACAAACTTCGGCGGTATACGCCTTTTTAGCAGGTACTGGCATCACCTTTGATACCACCTGGTTAATAATTTTTGGCTGGTTAAGCCACCAAAACCAAGGGCTTGTATCCTTAGATAGTTCTGGCTTGATTGAAATATGAAGATGTTTGTTATGTGGGTTAGAACCTGTGTACTTGCGGTTACCTTCTTTAGCGCGAGCCTTTGACCAAATCTTTCCTTGGAAAATTAGATAGTCAACTCGTGCATCTTCCTTTAACTTTTCAAATATCTCAACACAATCAATGCCCTGCTTAGGGTCGTGTGTTAAGTCAACTGCAAGTCCTGTGTTGTGGTCTGAATTAGGGCTGGCTTTTACATGAGCAGCACTTGGAAGCAGCCCATCTGAGGCTTTCTTGCGAAGTGGTTTTAATGCTGTTGCTTGGCGCAGCACTGCGATTGCAGCAGGTGTGGCTCTGTTAACTACAGGTTTCATTATTCTCCATCTTTCTTTTCTTTTGGCTTAGACTTCAATCCATTTCCTGCAAGTACGCCAGCAAGAGAACCAGTAAGAAACACGCACAAGGTACTAACAAGGTCAATAAATGCAGCATCGTTTGGTGCCTGTTCTCCCAGTGGT